TATGATTTTTTCAACCTCATATTTATAAAATTGTATATTTCTTCGACCGTATAAATCATCAAACAATAATTTTATAGTAATTTTATTGTTTCCGGGCTTCAAAACAACGCCATTCACCGTTAGGTTGACAGTTGAGCCATCTGTTCTATCTTCTAGGCTAGTTGTTTCAGCTGTGTATTTGGTTCCATCGGGTGTGACTACAACTACTATCCATTTTGTTACGATGGCAAACGTTCCGTCTCCATTTGTCCATGATACGTCGATGGTGTGACTTTTGTATTCATATTTTTCACGTTTACTTTTATTAAAAAGTAAATATATCAACAAAAGGATTAAACACAATACAAATATATGTCCCCCTGTTATCATTACTATTAATTTATATTTTTTTGTGGAAAATCGAATCAATTAAACACATCATATTACCAAATAAAGCTACAAGTTTTATACGCTCTTCCATGTCCCCCATAATTTTAGTAAATTTTATTATTTACACGGTGAGCTCTGGGAGATCATCATCATCACTAGCCTCATCACACCAAAGTCTCTTTGGTGATTCGTAACACACATGTGTCACATTAGGATCAAATACATCACCATGCGTTTCGCAAAGAGGGCATGGTTGTGTCGGGACTTCACCAATCTTGTGAGTATGCTCTGGGTGAACCTTTGCAACTTTCTTGACTTTTTCTTTTACTCCAGTCTTTTTTACTTTTGGTGGTTTGTCTTTGTGTAAACGACAGTGTATGAAGCCAGGTAATGCTCTGTTTCTGCAAGGTGTACCTTTCCCAGTAACGCCTTCGCATTGTGAGGTAATCGTTGACGCAGCCTTAAGCCTGGTGATCTCTTCCTCTAAATTTTTGATAATTTCCCTGAGTTCTTCGACAGTTGACATTTATTATTTTTTAAACTTAAATTTTAATTTAAAGACTATAACTTAGGTTACCAAAACCTGTTCACATCTAGTATTAAAGTAACACGCTTCATGTACCCCCTCTTGGTTACTTTGTGGTATCTTGAATGATCAAATAGTATTTCATCACCAGGGAAGTGTGTATGTCTTTTATTTGGTGTATGTAAAACACAATCTCTGCCGCTTTTTATTGTTAAATGATATCTAAGTTGTGTGTTACTTTCGGCTCTGTGAGGTGGTATACACATTGGGGCATCCATGACAGCAAAGACACCAGTTGTTTTATCCACACATGGTATTTCATCAATTATTTTTTGTATTTCTGGAAAATCACTAACTTTGTAATAATAATATTTTTTGTTTTTCTTGAACCATTTATCAAGTTTATGAAAATAATACTTTGGAACTTTGTCGACATTTTGTTCAAATGTTGTTTTTATTGTTTCAAAATTTGCTTTTACTTTCCATAAACCTGGAAAATCATAAACGTTATAAAAACTTTTATACATAAATAAATCAATTATTGAATTTCTTATTCCAACAATTGGTCTCAAAGGATTAGAAAAATACAATGTGTCTATCGGTAGTTTCAGATAATCATAAAGTAATAAAATTATTGGAATCCACAGGGAAGACATTATTTTCTTATTCTATTATAAAAATGCCTGGATATAAACGCTCTGAAAAGTATGCCCCGTCTGTCTCAGAAAGTGTTGATAGTCTCGAAAAAAGATTTGTCATGCCCAAACTTACGTTAGTTCAACTCGTGATCTTGAGTCTTATTTTGTACACTGCGTTCAGATACAAAAATTTCAACAAGCAGACACTCGCCATTCTGTCTGTCGCCCTTGGTTTGTTTCATGTGTATGATCACCTCTTTCTCACAAAGCGTGGCAAGGAAGAAAAGTTCTTGGGTAAAAAAAGCGAAGGTTACTGCTCCATGTGCCAAAAATAATTTGTAAGTAAAATATAAGTATGCGAGTTAGAATTATTCGTAGTCCAGATTCGAAAAAGAAATTTAGAGCAATATTAGAAGATAATAAGACTGTTGATTTTGGTGCCAGAGGATATTCAGACTACACCAAACACAAGAATCCACTTAGAATGCGATTATACGTTCAGAGACATGGTGGGCGTATACCAGCAAGTATTCTCAAAGAGAAAAATGCTTCAAAAGTTCATAAACAAATGTTAAAAATTGAGAGAAGTGATAAGGAAGATTGGTCTATAAGAGGTATAGATACCGCTGGATTTTGGTCGAGATGGTATCTGTGGAGTTATCCCAACTTTCAAGATGTTAAACGATACATGCAATCACGTTTCGGAATAACTTTTACTCGTACCTAACACCAGCTCGTGTAGCTGCGTCATCAATTTCGTCAACCATCTCCCACGCCCATTTACATTCTTCTATATCACCATGTTCACAAATTGCATACGCTATATCAAGTGCTTCATGAAGTATCAATTTCAGACGCATTTGTCTGGGTGTAATTTGTTTTGTTTCCTTTACACATGGTGATATGTAAATTTGTTCAAGAGCGACACGTGTTATTTCGTTTTTCTTCATTTCGTGATACACATCTTCACTTTTATGGGCGGCAACAATGTTTTTTCTAATACGTTTGGCACTGGGTACCCAATCATTGCTAAAATATCCAAACCTCTTGATAGTTCTCATTAAATATATTTGCAATAATATTTTTAACACCATTTACTTCTTTCGATGAGTCTTCGTAATAAATAAGGTGTAACTTCGTATAAAGAACCAAATGGCATATAAACATAATCTGGAAAATCATTATTCATACCAAGCAATTGTGCTATTTTATATCTTTTGTGTGGACACATTCTTGTATATTTGATATCATCTGCATTGTGTGTAGCTACAAGTGTGTGCACATTATCACTAGAATTGAGAGTTATTTCTAAAGCACGCCTGTATGATGCATCGACTTCTTCTTTTGTTTTGAATAAATTAAGTTGTTTTCCTATGTATGCCCCTCTTACAAGCTTAGCTCCTAATTGTATATCATTTCTTTGAGAAGCCAGTATGTCACTTTCTAATTCTTTTAATGCATCTTTTCTGTACATTTGATATGTTTTAAACACATTTAAATCATATTTATTAAATTCCAACATTAAGTCGTAACACGTCTTTGGATAGATAACTTCTTCAGCATCTATACAAACTTTAACACTATTTTTTATAGAATGTTGAATAATTTTTCTTATATGTGATTCAGCCCTGTGGGGTGATGTTTTTGATCCAAATGATGACATTTTCAAAGCAATCATTGAACTGGGAATGGTTGGTATTATTTTCATGTTAACATCACTCACATAGTTTGCATCTTCTAAGCTACAATTTTCACGAGCGTAATCTAATATAACTTTAGAACCGCATTTATTTACGTGTCTTACAATTTTAGTTAGTTCATGATTTAGAGCGGCATATCGTAGCATATCTTAAAGATGTAAAACATTTTTAATACATGAGTGAACACGAATTTAAGTGGAATGATTCTCCGGAACAACTGGGTAAATTTATACGTGAAATCGTGATTCCAAGACTACACCAACTCGAAGAAGAAGTCTATTTATTAAGAAAACATACATGGCCATATGTACAAGCTAAAAAAGAAGTAAATCACATGGACGACCTGTATGCTAAGAGAGAATTTCTACACATACTGGACGATGATCAAGTGCGCGAACTACTTAATATAAAATCTAAACATTCGAAGACTGGGGGTGGTATGCAACTTTTAGAATATGATGCATTACACAAACTCAAAAACAATTTATGTTAAAAGAAATTATCCGTCCTGTACATTTGAACATTATAATCCCCTGATTTACCTGTAACAGACACTGTTTCATTTCCATATAACTCCTGACATCCTATGTCATCCATACAATCTCGGTCTTGGTAAGATATGGGCAAAGGATAAATATTCTCACCGTTTGTAGTCGTATAGAAATGATATCTATCTCTACGACCACTGACTTCCTTACCGAAGAGGGGTAGGGTTTCGTCGTTGTCACCTAACAATACCCCCATCTGCTGTATGTGTCCGGGTTTGTATTCCTTTATAGGTGGATCTCTGTACTCCGGTGACTGATTTGCATAAGAAGTGACTTCTACTGGTACGGGTATGGGAATACCCACTTCAACCACACTGGAGTTATACCATTTATACACTATATAGGCAAGAAGGACAATGACAAGACTGTACAAAATCCTACTTTTTGTTTTGTTCTTCATTTATAATAAAGATGATATTAAAAAAATAAATTATAATTAAAGTATGAAGATACTGTCTATTGATATAGGGTATCATAACATGGCCTTGGTTTTGGCTGAGTGTGTCGGTGCCAAGATAAATGTAGAGTATATAAAGAAAGTAAGTCTAGAAGATTATAAACATATTTATTCAAATGACATCGTAGATTTAGTCCCTTTATTTGTAGATGACCATCATTACATATTTAAAGCAGCGGACAAAATCCTTATAGAAAGACAACCACCTGGCGGACTCACAAACATAGAAACTTTATTACATTATATGTTCAAGGATAGGGTCATACTTATATCACCTAATAGTATGCATACACACTTTGGTATGAGACATTTAACCTATGATCAAAGAAAAGAGAGAACTACTAAAATTGCAAGTAGACATTTGGAAACAGAAATTCCATATGAAAGAAAACATGACATTGCTGATGCAATATGTATGATTGAATATTACAATTTTAGAAATTCGGTTCATTTTTTTGATAAATTCAGATATACTATCAATCTTTAGCACGCTTTTCAAGTATATCGATACAATTTACAACTGATTCAAACATGCTGTAAATTTCGTTTACGTTTCTCCTAGAAATAGCCTCTCTTAAATATTTAACATTGTAGTCCAGTGACTCTGTCTTCTGTTTCTTCTTTTCCAATTGTTCATCACGGATTTCTTTCATTTTTTTGAGTTTGTTTTCCATGTCCGTGGTTACTATTTCGAGAGCATGATGAAGCTTTGAAATTTCATTTTCGTAAAAATCAATTCTAGTAAGAATAACGTGTCTTTTATGCTGGTTGGAAGATTTGTCTAACTGCTTTTCCAACTTGTCAATTCTTTCATAGATGACAGCAGTCTTCTCCTCGAAAGCTTTCTCATTGAGAGCTTGCAAATTTTCCAAACGCTCGATGTCGTAATCGATGTTCATGTATATATTTACTTGTGACAAAATTTTTAAGTGCTTAACTGAAAGATTCCCTTGTGATAATTTAATAAGAGCTTAATTATCTTTGACCTAAGAACTCCCGTACACGGATCAAGGATTTCTGTATTCTCGTAAAAAGATAATTCCTTTTCGAAGCGCTTTATTTCACCTTCGGACCAGGAAGTCATCTTAAAATAACTTATTTAATTTTTTATTTAGGTTTTCTTTTATCCAGTCAAAGTTTCCGAGTCTGTGTTGTACGAAAGCCCATAATGCAAAAAGTGTTGTTTTTAGTAAATTATTTGCCTCTGTATCTTCCATTTTATATATTGGACCAACAATACGACCCATGAGTGTCTTTTCTTTATCTTCTCCTGTTACATACATTTCTAATTGCGTCAGGGCACAAGAATCATTATTAACCGACCAATGATAAAAAAGAAATGGAATCAAAATAGAATAAAATTGTAAATGTTTTTCGTTATTTCTGAAAGGAATTACAAACAGTGAAATGAAAAGTATAAGATGAACTGTAAATATTATGTTCATCTATTGTAATATGGACAAAGAAAAAGTTAAGCTTCCAAAAGTCTGGCACCCCCAGCATGAAAAGATATTGAAAGCTTGGGGTGAGGCATCTGCTTGCTATAGGTACATGAATCACCGTGCGTATTTATTGTACAAAAAATTGAGTATGCGTTTTACCCTCCCCGTGATTGTGTTGTCGACCGTCACCGGTACTGCAAACTTTGCCCAGGATCAATTTCCATCATCTATAAAGTCATCTGTACCAAGTATAATCGGTGGTTTGAATTTGATTGCCGGGTTGATTGCGACTATAATGCAATTCTTGAAAATAAATGAATTAATGGAGAGTCATCGTGTCGCGTCGCTTGCTTATGGTAAGCTTTCTAGAACAATTAGATTAGAATTATCTTTGCCATTGAAAGAAAGAACAAAAGACGGTAAAGAAATAGTACAAGAGTGTCGAGCTGAATACGATAGATTGTTGGAACAAAGTCCACCTGTACCAAATGACGTTCTCATGGCATTTGAGCGTGACTTCCCCTCGGATGAATATTTAACAAAGCCAGAGATTATGCATATAAAACCAATAGATCCTTTCAAGGCTATAACAGAAAGTACAGTGATATCTCAGCTGAAGGGATTACTTCCAACAGGTGACAAATCAAAAGATGAACTTCGAAATGAACTCAAAAAGATACGTGGTGGAGTGTTCGATGTTGGTGGAGTGTTCGATGTTGTAGAAGAAGCAAAAGACAGTGCAATGGAAACTGTGAAGAAAGGTGATGCAAAGTTTACTGAACAGGCTGATGAAACAAAAAAAGAACTAGAAGATCTCAAGAAACGTAGTGTCATTAAAGAACTTACGCAGAGAGTGGAGTTGCAGTCAGTAGTGGTTGAGCCAACACAAGACGATACACAAGAAGAAGAATAAGTAACAAAATTATAATGTTAAACACCGACATAAAAACAACATATCGTAAAATTTTGTATTTTAAAGGTTCTACGATACGTTCTTGTAGTGCGTTATTCTGCATTACTATATCTATTGCCTCATTAGTAAGATCATCAATGGATTGCTTCATTAAAATAAATAGTGAAAAAAAAGATGAACAAAAATCTACAATTCATGAGAAAGAATATAATTTGTTAAAAGAATGTTTAGAAAATAATGAAAATATATTCTTGTGTGGTAGACCTGGTGTGGGTAAAACATATTTGCTTAACATGTTAGTTAATAAGACAAACTCAATTGAATTAGAAACTGATCATTTAAAAAATGATAGCAATTTTTTAACATTTGTTAAGAATTCAAACAAACACATTTTTATAGAAGACTATTTACCAGATGTTACCGTGTATAAAAGAATGATAGAAAGTGTCTCAGATGGTAATAAAGTAACAAATGGTTCGTTTATAGTTGTTAGTGATCAAATGTTATTTTATCCAAATTTCAAAACAATCATAATTGAAACAAAGAAACCTGAAATACTCGCAACTTTGGTTCATGATAATCAACACGAAATGTCTAAAATATTACAAATGGCTATAAAATCACGAGGCAACATAAGAAACTTTTTTTCATATTTAGGTGGTTCTGACAATAAAGATTTTATACAAACTTCAAAAGAATTTATATATGAAACGTTATCATCAAATGAAAAAATTAAAATAATAGAATATATATCGGAACACGGTAATGTGTGGCATGTATTTCAAGAAAACTATCCAAGTTCACAAGGTATAGATATGTCTAGATGTGCCGAGTCATTTTCATTGTGTGACATATACGACACGGAAATGTACAGTGGAAACTGGTGTCTCATGCCTTATTTCATATTCCATGCAGTGGTGTTACCCAAAAGAGCAATGAAGAAAGCTGTAGAAATCGATAAAATTAGACCTGGTAAATGCTGGACAAAGCACGGAAATTATAAAATGAGACGTCAAAAATTAAAGGAAATTACAAAAGAATCAAATACTTCTATCGGAATTGACGAACTCTGTCTTTTGAAAAAGTATGCCGAGGTGGGTAACATGGGTATACTCATGGATTACAATATCACCCCTCAAAAGTTCGACATAATGAACCACATATCATTATCAAGTAAATTAAAACAAAGAGACGTTACCAAAATAAAAAAAGCAATCAAACATGAAATTGAACAAAGAGAAAGAAAAGATTGAAGAAGAAGCGGAAACCACTAAAGTTATTGGAAATGAGATGTTTTTCTATTCTGAAGTGACCCCCGAAAGTATTCTTGAATTCACGGAAAAGTTTAAGATTTTGGAGATTGATCTTTTAAAGAAAGCCGCCGATTTAAGTGATTACAAACCTTCAATCAAGGTTAATATAATGAGTGAAGGCGGTGATATGTTTGCCGGTCTTGCGGCAATGAACATTCTGGAAAAGTCAAGAGTTGAAGTCGTCACTGTTGCACAAGGATCGTGCTGTAGTGCGGCCACGTTCATGTTCATGGGCGGTAAAAAGAGACTTATTGGTCGAAATGCGTATATGTTAATTCATCAACTTTCTACTGATTTCTGGGGTAAATATGAAGAACTCAAGTCCGAAATGAAGACATGTGATAAGTTCATGGCTATGATTAAAATGATATATACTTCCAGATCTAAAATTCCGGAAAAGAAACTTAATAAACTTATGAAAAAGGATCTATATTTAGAACCCACAAAATGTCTTAAGTATGGTATCGCTCACGATATTGATTGATATCAATGTACCTTTTATACATACCAATCAAACATAATATAACAAATATAACACAGAATGTGTTTAAATTCAATGGCACGGATGTGTCTTCTGGCAGCCTAAGTCGCTCCATTCTACCATAATTTACAACTGGAATTGAAGTCATCTATTTAAAGTTGAGAAATTAATTAATTGTAAAATGGAACGAATTATCAAAGAAGACAAAAACGGACGTAAACGCTTTACCGACATTCGTGTAGAAGACCTGGGTAATGGAACTGCTGACATTGTAAAGACTACTGGTATGGTTGGAAGTGACAAAACCACAGTATCAAGAACAAATGTTAAAACTGGTTACGATAAAGCTATATCTAGAGCTCAAACCATGTGGAACAACGAAAAAACTAAAGTTTTACAAATTTTACCAATGCTGGCAAACAAATGGGAAGACCGAAAAAAGTATATTTCCGAACCTTTTTACGTCCAACCCAAATTGGATGGTGTTCGTCTTTTGGTTTCTTTGGGTGGTTGTTTTTCTAGAACGGGTAAAATTGTAAATGGTATGAGACATCTTTCCGAAAAATTGAATGAGGGTGAGTGGTTAGATGGAGAATGTTATGCTCCAAATATGACATTTGAAGAATTAACAAGTGCTTTTAAAATGGACCCAAAAAGTTTGGAGTTTCATGCATTTGATTACTTTAATACGGATAGACCCGATCTTCCATTTGCAGAAAGACAAAAAATACTCAAAGAGAAGACACCCATTCGGGTAGAAACTTTACTTATTTCTAAAAAGGAAGAAATTCCAAAATATCACAGAAAGTTTGTTGATCAGGGGCATGAGGGTATAATGATTCGTGAGGTGACAAGTGTTTATGAAATTGGGAAAAGGAGCAACTATCTTCTCAAATTCAAGGAATTTCAAACAGAGGAATACGAAATTGTTGGTGCTAAAACGGGTCACGGGAGAGATGCAGATGCTGTCGTGTGGGTTTGTAAGACTGTAAATAATCAAGAATTCACTGTAAAACCAGAAGGAACCATTAAGGAACGTGAGAGATTTTACAGAGAAAAGGATAAACATATAGGTAAACAACTTACCGTTAGATTTCAAAATTTAACATCGCTTGGTGTACCACGGTTTCCTGTGGGTGTAACAATCCGTGATTACGAATAGAGAGTGACAGTCATATTAGACTCACTCAAATCAGATATGTCACCAAAGAGTAACATATTAAGACCACCTGATCCATAGTTAATAATCTTATCAGTAATACCCTTACCCGCTGTAATGAAGTTGTATTCAGTTAGACCTATGGTTGTTTTGATGTTGAAGAAGTTCGAAGCTTGGTCAACTGTATTTCCAGTAAAGGAAAGACTGTCATCCGCCGCCTTGACAAGGAACTTATCATTCTTTATGATATAATAAGCATCAGTAATGGATCCTGGGATGAAAGAAATGCGGCCACCGAAAACATTAACACCCTTACCGTTTTTCACGTTATATTCAATCGACTCAACGTTAATTTCCGCCGTAAATCCACTTCCAGCGCCCGGGGTGTAAGAAACCTCACCAGCTTCAAATTCACTAAAGTCGGTGTCTATATCCGTCGAAGAAATATCGACAGACAACTCACCACCCGGGAATGCCGTCCAATCACCGGCATCCGTGAGACTGTATTCGGCATTGATCTTGTGAGCACCAACACTTTCCGTAGATCGTTCAATGACAAAATCAGCTGTCAAACCGGTAGCGTTATCTGTGAAGTAGCTCTCATCAGCGCTGTCACTTTTGGAAAAGGAAACAATGTCTTCAGTGGAACCGAACATCTTTATAAGTCTTACTCGTTTCACTAAAGAAAATCCAGTGCCATTACTCCAAGTAATTGTTAGCTTAATTGGAGAACTTATGTCACTCATTCTAATATATCTTATAGTTATATTTTATATTTACAAAAAACTACTTCCACCAATCATGTATCCCTCTGTGTTATCAACATCACCTTCTGAATTAGATTTAGAGACCCCGTCGAAATTTATAGTTGGGCCCGTGGGCTGGGTGTCTTCACGTGTCACTGTCGTACCATCACCCCCACCCACCGGAGCCATATCCGGTGTCGGTTGTTCTGTGTCTTCTTTCTTTTTCAAAAAGTCGAGGTTAATCCAACCCTTGTAGTAAGAGAAAGCAGCCGCCAAAAGTAATGCGACAAGTAAGATGATAGCTATCATTAATATATATTCATATTTTATTTAACCTTGTAATACTCTTTTATCGCATACCCTGACGTATTACTACCCTCTGACGGAGAAGGTGCCACATCCTGTTCGTCTGCTGGAGACGGAGATGGAGATGGAGACGGAGACGGAGACGGACCAAAGTCAAAATTTGTACAATTATCTATATGAAAATTATTTATATCCCATGATCTGTCATTACAATTCCAAAAAAGACCCGCAGATGCAGCCACAGAAGATAAACAACAGCACAACAAAAACAAAAGAACTACTATATCACTCGAGGCCATTATATTATATGCATACAAAAAAATATAAATGTATATTAAGATGAGACTGTTTCTCCCTGGTATACTTATTTCTTTGACAAATATTTTAACATCCAAATATTGCAACACACTGGAAAAATCCGCTGTAAATGTGCCAGGTAGACCACCAGGTTGGGTGTTTGCTATTGTGTGGCCGCTGTTATATTTGACAACCGGCTTCGCATGGCAAAAATCTAAAATGGACTTGTTATTTTCTATGATAATAGGTCTTTGTTGTTCATGGTTGTATGTTTATTCTTGCATGGATAACAAAGAACTTAGTACTTTGGTTCTATTGTCAGCTTCTATACTTTCTTGGAAGGTTGTATATAAATTAGATAACGATGACAAAAAGCTGATGATACCTTTGGCCATATGGACTATGTTTGCAACATACTTAAATGCTTATCAAATTACATATCTCTAAAATTTTCTATCCATTTATTGATCTTTTGAATTCTATTATCTATAGATTCACAATAAAAACTTCTATATATGTTTTCTAATTCAATATATGACCTATATAGTCTTTTAACCGCCACTGTAAAGGGTGTACCATTTTCACCTATATCAAAACCGTTTTCATCTTGAAAATTTTTAAGACATTCTTCCGTGTACTCATCTAATGCAAAATTATGCAGCCAGCAATAGTGCCGGATTGCGTCAGTTTTTACAGTTTTAGAAATACGTCGTATGGGTTTATGTTCATCCCTTTCTTCTTCCAGGTACCCTTTTTGATATACAAGAAAATTGATATCGGTTTCGATTAAATCAGAATAATAATGATTATAAAAGTAATCAAGTGCTCGGTCAGTTTGATCATGTGTAAATATATCAAAGTTAGTATAGTCATTTAGAGGTGTCATTTCTCGATCTTCATTATTTTTGAAGATCTTTTGCAATCGATTACATATTTCCAAATAGTCACCCTCGGGTAACCGTGTACAGTTTTCATCGACGATGCGCATAACATCACGGAGATCTTCTTTCATCTTAATGTTCATAACCATGTCTTGTCTAAGTAAGTTTATAGAGTCTTTTATCTATTGGATCCAATAGACGACTAAAGACATCCGCCTTAAAACGGATACTTTTGCAAAAATATTTCAAAAGATTAAGCGTCATTTCGGAAAATTCAATTCCACGAATGTTATTTTTCCTAGAAATTTTTTTGAATGCCCGTCTTTTTAGAAACTTTATAATTTTGTTCACTTGTGATGGCGAAATTACATTTACAGTCACACCCATGTTGTCTATCTCTGATATTATTAAATAATCAGTCCATTCACTTTCGATATATTCTTCAATGTGTCTTTCGGCAGCATCGGCGTTAGATGTCCATTTTATTTTAAAACTCGGGAGAGTACTACAATTGTTTCTTTGTGTCGTTGTCAAGTGTTTGATAGAAACTGGTTTATTTTCAATGAGTACATCTTCTGAAAAATCTGAAGGAATACTCCAGTTTATGCAGTCACGCCCAAAATACTTACATAAAACTGTAATAAGGTCCCGCTCACGGCTTGTACCTACATCCATAGTTAACTTTCCATCACGCAACGATTCAGCATGTGAATCACGTAATAGTTTTATATAATCAGCTTGTGCATTTTTGTTTCTAAACAAATTACAAATTTTTCTTGACAAGCTCATTTTTTACTTTGTTATTTAAAGTTTAAAACCTTAACTTAGGTAATGTACGAACTTCTATCACTCTTCACTGGTATGGGTGGCATGGATGCAGGATTTGCCGAAGATATAGAAGTTCATAAAGAAAGTGTCGATGAAAGATTCATAGACCGAGAGTCGTGTGTTGACGGATTTGTTCACCTCAAGAGACTTCCGTTTGAAGTTGTGATGCAAAATGATATTTTGCCGTCAGCTAAAAAAATTGCGGAATGGAATGGGTGGTCACACAACTATATTTCCAAAGATATACGCACGTTGTTAGAAGAAAATTATCAATTTCCGGATGCAGATATTGTATGTGGTGGGTTTCCGTGTCAAGATTTTAGTCATTCTGGTAAGAGAAAGGGGTTAGAAAGTCAGAGAGGAACGCTTTACCAATGTTTTGTAGAAGTTGTAAAACGTGTAAACCCAAAGATATTTGTCGCTGAAAATGTAAATGGATTATTGACCATGAAAGGTGAACCTATAAAACAAATAGTGAATGATTTTTCGAATGCAGGATATGAAGTAAAGTATCAGTTAATTAAATGTGAAGAGTATGGCATCCCACAAACACGGTGGCGTGTTATTATTATGGGTATTAGAAAGAACAATATGTCAGAAAACTGGAACATAATAGATTACAATAAAAAAAAATGCACTTTGGGAAACTACTTTAAACATTTGAAAGAACCATCCGAAACACCGGATTTAGCACAACAAGTTTTTTCAAAAGCAGCAAAACTCGAAAGAGGACAGGGCCAAAAAGAAATTTGCTTGGATGATTTCGGTCCCACCATGCGTGCAGAACATCATGGTAACATAGAGTTTAGAAGACATGTAAATGGTATTAACAATGAAGAAGGACTAGATGAAAGACGTCTTACAGTGAGGGAGGCGGCACTCATTCAAACATTTTCACCTAATATTATTCTTACTGATCCAGGGAAGAAACCAACAATGTCTGCATACAAACCAATAGGTAATGCCGTTCCACCACTACTTGGTTACTTGATAGCAAATAAAGTTACAGAATTATTAAGCGGGTGGTCTACCATAGAGTGAAGTATGAGCGTCTCTATACCTTTGCTTCAGCGTCTCTCGATAATTCACCATCTCTACAATCTCTTCCCTGGCATGATTGTTATAGTTCTGTATACGCATGTTATATCTTTCCAAATATTCTTTGTAAAACATTCGTTCATTAGGTATATTGTGACCTCTTGTACGGAGTTCTTCCATTGTGTACTGTCTCAAGCGTAACAAACCACACTCTTGTGCATATTCTCTAATAGCATCTTTTCTAACCGCCGCCGTAATTCTTTGTTTTATTTTTCTGTATCGAAGTTGACTTTCTCTTTGTCTTATTTGCATTGTACAGCGTCCAATAGCAGTACTAAGTCTGTAAACTTCATCTGTAAGTGCTGTCACATTCGGTCGTATTTGAAAGTCGTTTCCGTCATCTTCGTCACTGTCACTTTCACTTTCAGGGAAAGGAATTGGTCGACGGTTTGTATTTATTCTTGGTAAATTTACTTCGGGTGAAGTTGCTCTCGGTACAACTTTGTATAAATTTTTCATGTGGTTACAAGCTTTTAAATAATCTCCTTCAGGAAAAGACTTGGAGAGTGTATCTATGATCGACATAAGACTGGTAAGGTCTTCCATGATGATTTACTGCTTAGTTAAATTACAATAACTAAATCCACTTAGGTTAAAATTGTCTCGTTTCATCTAGACATTCGAGTTCAAAAAGTATATCATCTCTCGCCTCGTTTAATATGAGAAGTTGTGTTTTCAAATAGTCACAGAGATTCCATGAGGTGTCTGTTTTTTCGCCGATAGCTTGATATCTACAAGACACGGTATTACCCCGATCAATAAAGCCATAGTAGACACGGACTGCTTCGAGATCTTCGTTTACTTGTTTAAGCTCTCGAAGAAGCCATTGGATATCATCATTAATTGGATCACCAGTCATTTTTTATACAATAAAAACTAAATTACACCTCACTTAGGTTGATTAACTTTTACTTAGATTTTTTTACCTTTAGAATGTGCGCTGGTCTTTCTGTTCGTATTATACACAGAGCCATTCTTAAAATATTTTTGGTGAGGCTAGTTTTTACAAGTATTTCGCTGTGATCAATAAACTTCCTCGAGTTTTCACGATGTTTATTGAGGACAGACTTCATTCTCATAGCACGTCTGAGAGATATATTTGAACATTGCGTCGTGTCAATCACGAGAACAAATTTCCTATTGTGTCGCCAAAGTTGTGTAAAATATAGATCCATGTCTTCGGGGGTTGTGTCATCTGTTATACCTATTCTTACATGTGTCATGCTATACTATATCTACATTCTAAACTCTAACACCTCTTCTATGAACATCCATAAGGGGAGGTTACATGTAATAACTATATCCTCCATATATGTAGGCCGCACCGGCGTTAGTCCCAGCAGTGGCAACATCATTTGCACCAATTCCGAAAGAGGTGAAAAAGGCAAATATAGCCCCGGTGGCAACGATCCATTCAAATTGAGTAAGCATTTTTTATAAACATTACATTTTTATTCATTATCTAACTTAGATTTTCTAAAATCCAAGAGTCTTCATAAACAACTTCTTGTCTTCATGACCATCAAAATATACACGGAATCCTTTACCGTAGTATGGCTTTGGTTCATCAAGTTCTTCAGAATCTGATTCTGGTTCAGTTTCGGAGTCATAGTCCGTACCATCTTCGGAGTCTGAAACTCCGGAGCCTGACTCTTCGAGTTTCCAGTCATCGTCATCAAAGACTACCGTCGTCGCTTCGCTTTCAGATTCAGATTCGGAGCCCGAACTCAACCATTCTTCATCACTACCATCCGGGAAGACGAAGCGAGCAACGTGGTCTTCGCCTTCTTCCATCTCGGTGTCGGAATCAGTGGCGTAGTAGTAGATCTTCTCAACAATCTTACGAGGTCTTGGCACCATCTTTTTTATTTATACCACGGATCAACTCCTTATTTAACTTTCCATGAAAAACTTCTTTAATCAAGTTTCTTACGAAAGTTACGAGGCCATCTGTCAGAACTGAAAATGTGAGTTGTTGTTTCATTTGAATGTAAAAACATTTAACAATTTTCCATTTCATCTTATTATTACATATCAGAAAAATTCTAACCTATTGTGAAGAGTTGGGAAGGTTTTCCTTTTCCATTCTCGTTCAATGTGATCAAACATTACAAGGCGACACTTAGAATAACGAAGTCTCTCTTCAAATGGATATGATTCACATTCTTGTCGTTGTGGTAATCTGACCCAGTTATCAAAATTTTGATCATACCAAACTTCTTTATCGATATTTTCAAATTCTTTTTGGAGATAATCTACCAGTTCCTGATGAATGTCGGTTAGGTTTTGTTTCATCATCTCAAACTCTGTGAAGAGAGTATTGACCGACTTATTGTATTGAACCGCATCGATTCCACGAAGCTCGTCTTCAACTCGGTGAGTAAGGGATAAAATACGCTTAACGTGACTGTCATACTGAGTATCACCGTATCGAACAAAGTTATCTTTTCGTTTTTTCTTGAACTGTGCGAGAACATCTTGACACTTCAACAGAAAATTTTCGAGCTTTTCACGGCGGAAGTTGTCCATATTTTTATTATAATTATTACAAAACTATAAGTAACTTAGGCTATATTTCTTAGGTAAACGAAGAACAATAATTTCATTGGCTTCATTTACTGCTATGATTTCATCATAGTCTTGATGCTCGTGCATTATTGGGTCGGGGGTAGGTCTCCGAGGAGGTGCTGGGGCAAGAAGTTCCCAGAAACTCTTGAGTATGTTATACGACATTTTTGGGGTGTCGGAGGAATGTTTAACTTAATATCTTCGTATAAAAGTTTTTTCCAGATAATGCGTTGCACGTCTGGACACAGTGGTTCTGTAGCTTTACAAAATGCAAAACGGAAGTCGTCTGTCACAAGTGGAATATAATCCATTTATTCACTTGAATAAGTACGAGAACCAACCCGGCTTAGGCGTTCAATTTCAGTTTGCTCCTCTCGTTCAATCTTCATTTTTTCTAATTCGATGTCCAGATAGACTCTTCTGGGTGCATCCCATACGGCCATTTTTATCCACTTACACACATTTTCAACATAAAAAGAACTCATGGAAAAAACATTTCTGCAAATAGCTTTAGCGTACATTTATATTCATCTAGCTTTATTTTTTTATGTATATTTCCAAAAATATAAAGATTACAAATGACTGTTATTAAATGTACAGTGCAACAAAACAACTTTCTTTATTAAAACCAATACAACGAATACAGAAAAGAAAAAGGCAAATTGTGTCCGCAAATGCTAATAGACATAAAAGATACGACAAGCGTTTGAGACTTACCGAAGTTATCGCCGGAAGAACGTCGATGTATGGTGTATTTTTTGGTGGGTCAAATTGGGTTTTGACTGGTCTTGATGTTGTTGACCAAACACACTATATACCTTTTGTCGCAATTGCGGCGCTGTCTACGGGTATTGTTGTAAACTCAATGATTAAAGCCGAAAAGAAACTATTTAAAAAAGAATTTGAAAATTACGCCACGCGCAATACCGGAAGATTATTCATGTTAATCTTTGCATATATGTTTGTAGCAAGTCTTTTGAATTAGCATCCGGGTTTTGTGCAACATGTGAAATAAATTCAATCATTTTGACTTTTTCTTTCATACTAAATGTACCCGCTTTTTTTATAACATATGACATCAATAATAATAAAATGTAAATATTTTCAGAAATACTCATCTTAACATTATACATCAATAAATATTTTGAATTATAACGTTAAGGTGTGTTTATTTTTTTTAGGGTAACATTATTTTAGTTTTATCTATGAGAGTTATAGGTGCTAACTGGTCGTATGTATAATACCTTACAGATATACCAAACTTTGTCCGCATTTTGGGATCAACAAACCCATTGATTGTTTTTTGCCACGTTTTTATATCAGATTTCCAAAATCTTATATTTCTATACGTTTCTTCAACTTTATTAAATGCACCCATTTCTAAAATATCTCTTTTTAAAAAATTCATAACATTATTTAGATTTGGCTTATTAAATCGATCTGATTCTACAAGATCAATTACATAATATCCATTTTTCTCTATAATGATATTTGCCTGTACATATGGATAAAAAGATATATACGAGCTAAAATCGGCTTGACTCGGAAAAGTGAACAAATCATTTCGACCAGGTGGAACTGGATGAGAATGATAGACGATGTACGAATCCAAATCTTTTAATTTGGGTGTAACTTTACCAAAATTATAATTGGTACTTGTAGTTGGTTTTGTATATTTAACAAAACCCCATGTATTTTTTACTGTAAACTCTGCAGACCCAACATGTTCTATTTGATTTTTGTATGTTTCTTTGTAAATAGATTTAAGTTCATCCACAAATTTTCTACTTAATCTTACACCCATAGTAGTAGCATTTACATTTGTAATCGTACCCAGATTGTATTTATTTTTGGGAATGTTAACTTTTTTATTAAAATTTCTCGATAATTTATTGATTGCGCTATCAACCATCAACTTCATTCTCTTTGCTGAGGGAACATTGTTATTTGTGTTGACAGGCCTGGGTCTCTTATCATACATCTTAATGTATACAAATATTTTATACTTAAATCCACCCCCTTAGACCGCTCGGGCATCCTAGCTTAAATTTTGTTTGATGTGCTAGGAATGGGATTCGAACCCATGGACACATTGTGTAGTGGGTAGTTTTGGTATTTGTATATCTTATAATATTATAAAACTTTTAAGCTAGTTATTTTTGCTAAGGAGAGCATGAAAATGTTCACAAAAGTTTTGAAGCTTGGGAAGAATTTCATTTTTCCATTTTGGATGATCTCTTTGAATGAGATACGATTTCGATTCTTCGTTATACGTTTCAACGAGACGACAGTACTCAATGTTTTCTAACATTTCGAGATACGTAAGACATTGTACTTCTTCGTAATCTCTCACCGTGTTGAAAAGACCTCTGGCACGGTTCTTAATTTCAACGAGGGTTCGTGATCCATCTTCGTTATTCTGGATACGGTCAAGGCGCCCCACAATTTGGTAGAGTGTCCCCTCAATCACACAGATATCATACTTGTAAAAGGTGTCATCCTCAACGAGGTTCGCGGCGTTCTTGTCAAACTTGGCAGTCTTTTGTTCGTTACGAGTTCCGTGGTTAGTGTAGAGAGTCTTGCGAATATGTTCCTTAGCTTGAACCATTTGTTGCGGAAGGAGACCGGAATGTTCAATTTGGTGGAAAAGCTTTCGCGTCTCTTGTTGGACATCTGTGGAGGTCTCACTCTTGAATCCCTCGGCGGCTTGAAGGATCTTTTTTGTACTCTCAAGGGAATTGAGTACAACGAGGGCTTCTTCCTCTTTAGTTTGCCCCCTGAAAGTTTGGGGACTGTACTTCTTCCAGAGCTCTTCTACAAGTTCTCGGGGTTTCTTGTACTGGTTGATACCAATAGCTGAAGAAACCGACGAAGCGCCGATGATGACTTTCTTGATGGGAAGAGGTTTAAGTTCCCTCTCCGTTTGTCCAATGAGGAAAGGATACACCTTACCACACGCAATGGAATCTGCGAGACTGTTGTGGGCGTTGTCAAAATCTTCACCGAATATATCCTTATATAATCTCGTGAGCTTGATAGGTCCCATGAATCTCTCTTTGTAAAGTTCAAGAGTGCACCTGAAAACAAGATTTTCTATTTGAGATTCCGGTAACCCGTGTCTCAGTATTTCAGATTGAAGGACACTTACATCAAATTGAGCATTATGAGCCACAAGTGTTTTGGTGCGAGGTCCAATAAAATCCATAAAGTCCCAAAATACTTCGGTAAAGGGGCGCCCCTCCTTCATAGCCCTCTCGTGGGTAATGCCATGTATGGCTGTAGAATCTTCACCAATCGTGAAGTCATCGGGTCTAATGATCGCATCAAAGGTTTTGATGAGGCGACCCCGCTGGGAAAAGCGAGCAGCACTAAGACTGACCGCACGACACCCGTCAAAGTTTGGTAGAGTTTCTTGTGTTACTTTTGTATTTCGTCTTCCTCTCGGTAGTCCAGAGGTTTCAAAATCAAAGGCTATATAGTTCATACAAGCCATTTGTGTATTAACTAAATAGGGTCTCTTATCTTTATCCCTTGGTAATGAGGTGATGAATCTCGCCCACCGACCAGATAATACCGGAGATTGTGAAAGCATTTTGAATGGATTCAATGAGGATGTTCATAAAATGTTTGGTTTTTGTATTACACTGGATTACTTAGGTTGAGACATGGCAATCCATGATCCAACGCCGATACCAGCGCCCGCGAGGGAAGTAAGAGAAATTACAGAGAGAGTAACAAGTGTGTGCCGCATATACTTTACATATTATTAATAATATGGTAATGAATCTCACCTACTGTCCAAATAATAGTGGAAATTGAAAACGCATTTTGGAGGGACACGAGGAGGGTATTCATTTATGTTTAGTTTTGTTATTACAATGGGTCACTTAGGCAAGCACCAATCTCTTCTGCGAATTGGGTCATTCTCTCTTTATCGCATGTACAATCTACATAGTCACTTTCACTACGAACGATGTCACAATGTTCGCACACCACAGTCTCATCATCTTCTTGTGGTGCCAGGTACTCTTCCCGAAGTTCTTCGGCAACAAAGACCCTCATGACCTCGTCCATATCTTCCACAATTTTTTTCGCCTTCTTTTGGAAATCTTCGTAGATCTTGAACTTGGTCTTTGGAAGTTTCTCGGAAAGGGCAATGAGAGCCTTTGCGTCAAATACATCTTCAATCTTTTTGAGGGATTTCACACGAGCCTTGATGGCTTCATCGTATTCTTCGAAAAAATCGGGTTCTTCTTCGTCGGACTCGGTATCGTAATTACGAGCCATCTTTATCTACTTTGGGTGTTAGTTTTTAAGTCTTGCCAATTCACGTTCGCGTCTCTTAATTCTTTCAAGTTCATTAAGTTTAGCTTTAACATTGTTATTTACCTTTCTCTTCTTAACAGGTTGTGTAACATTATTATTGTTATTATTAGAATTATTTGAAGAAGCGGTTACAAAACTTCTTGTGTTATTATTGTTATTGTTTTTCACAATATTCTTGTTATTAACCACTCTTGGTGTTTGAGGTTTGGACTTTGGAGATCGAGTACTATTTGACTTCGCGTTTTGTTTTTTGTTTCCACCAAATAACCTGGCAGCTCTACCAAAGAAACCTGGTCTAGCATTCACATTATTTGAATTTCCAGAACCTTCACGACGATTATTGCCTGTATTCATTCTAACGGGTGTAACATTTCTCGGACGAGAATTTGAGGTTGAACGATTACTTCCAGATGAAACTTTAATATTTGTATTTGGGACATTTATGACACGAGTTGGTGCAGCATTTGCAACTTGTAAAATATCGTTCATTCCATACAAAAAAGATCTCTGTTGTGCAGAAAGAACCAACCAAAGCTTTGGTGTCACAGGTTCTGGAGAACCATGGGAACACATGAAGACAAACATGTTGGCAAGCATAGCGTCACCAGTTGTAAGACAGAAGTTGTGATTACTCACTTTATTCTTCTTGATTTGATTGATCGTAGAAAGTGCCTGCAAAAAGTCTCCGAAAAACTTTGATAATTTGTCGGCAGAAGTACCGTTTGAAGCTTTACCCTTTGAAACTTTAGCTCCAAGGCGGTATGGTTCTTGACTACTTGGATTAGAAACATGAATTGCATACCCACGCTTATCTCTCTTTGGACCAGCTTGTTTTGTATAATAAACATCTATTACAGTTTTACCATAGTCATGTTCAATTACAAACTTGGGTTTATAGTAGTTCCATGTTAATCTTGATGTAATTCTATTGGCAGCTGTGTTACCAACAACACTTGAATTAGAAGTAGCGGCATTCATCAAATACTTACTGTCTTCTTTCGCACTATCAATGAGCATATTCTTACCAGGATCTAAAAGGTTTGCGACGGAAACAAATGGATAGAGTAGCTTAGCCTTTCCACCATTTGGAAGGTTGTATCTGGTTCTTGAAATATTGAGAGTTGCGGTGTGCTTTTCATCTTCTTGGTCGAGAGCAAGAAATAGGTTTTTTCTATCTTTCAAGAAACTTTCATTAATTTGAGCATACGCAACTGAAACCCCCTTGAACATATCTGGAATATCTTGGTAGATAGTTGGCAAATTATACTTAATCGCCTTTTCCATAGATCCATATTTTTTACCGTTTGTATTCGTAGCATTATTCACAATATACTCAATTTTCTTAATGAACTCGGTGCGCTTTGGTTTAAGTTCTCTACCAAACATTATATACACGGGTGATCGCACTTGCTTACCACCTCTTCCCCACGAGGCTTTACAATATCGTGCAAATGTCATACTTTGTGGTATAGTCGCGTCGTGTTTCATATCAAGATACATGAGGTACGCGAAGTTTATTACATCATCACCCTTCAAAACAAACTTTTCTTCGACTTTTGAACCTCTCAACAATTCTACGGAAAACAATTTGATATGTTTTTGGATTATTTGTTTAGCTTCATTAATAGATTTACCCCCAAAAAGTTTCATTGTAAATTCATTATTGGATGTTTCGTCGTAGAATGAAATTATAAAATCATGTAGGTCTTGATTACCCCGAGTCATCTCACCGACCAATGTGTCGAGTTGATCAATGAGCTTCTTTTGTTTTGTTGATAAAGCATTTTTTGGAACGATTGTTTGTGGTCGCACTGCAGTCTTAGGTTTAGGCCTGGGTCGCACTGCAGTCTTAGGTTTAGGCCTGGGTCGCACAGCTCCGGACTTTGTATTTCGTTGAGTTCTCTTCATATCTACTATATCCACCCAAAATAATTTAGTCGTAGTCAAAACTGTCGAGTTCCGCCGATCGCCCAACCTTACACTTTCCACTCACAAGATCATAAACCCATTGACCATCAACAATCTCCTCATCGAGAAGTTTATCCTTGAGCAATTCCAATTGTCGTTTGTTTGTACCCAAGATACCGAGAGCTTCTTTGTAGCACAGATCAACGAGCTTATCAATTTCCATATCTAAAAGGCGAGAGGCTTCATCTGACATCTTACGGTAGTCAAAGTTGTAGAGACTGAAACCATAGGTAGTCAGCATTTCACGAGCAATCATATAGACTTGGGCAAAGTCACCCGAAGCACCGGTCGTAATTCTGTCTTTACCATAGATGATTTCTTCCGCGGCTCTGCCACCGAGTGCCACAATAATTTGTGAAGTCAAATATTCCTTTGTGTACATGGCAGACTCGGCATTTTCCTCTGAAGGTTGGAAGAAAGTAACTCCGCCAGCATCTCCTCGAGGGATAATAGAAACCTTGCGGACAGTGTCATAATCTGGCAAAATTGCCCCAACAATGGCATGTCCAGCTTCGTGGTATGCCACAAGTTCCTTCTTTCGTGGCGAGAACTTCGTATCACCTTTAGCACCGACAACGATGCGTTGGTAGACATTCTCCACAATTTCATTTGTGATCGTTCCGTCACCATCGCGAACGGCACGAATGGCGCATTCATTGAGAAGGTTCGCCAGGTCCGCACCAGAGAAGCCCGTTGTTTGCTTTGCGATGGAGCGTAACTTTACATCGTCGGACAACTTCTTGTCCCTGGCATGGACACCCAAGATCTTTTCGCGACCACGAACACTTGGCAAAGCCACACTAATCTTACGATCGAAGCGACCTGGACGAAGGAGGGCGTCATCAAGAATGTCAATGCGGTTTGTGGCAGCAATGACAACAATACCAGTCTCATTATCAAATCCATCCATTTCAGTGAGTAGTTGATTAATGGTTTGTTCGCGTTCATCGTTCGAAGGCATGCCACCCGCACTGCGTTGCTTACCCACAGCATCGATCTCATCAATGAAGACGATACACGGCTGATTTTCACGAGCAACTTCAAAAAGGTCACGAACCCTCTTGGCACCCACACCAACAAACATTTCAACAAAGTTTGCGGCCGAGCACTGAATGAAAGGAACATTGGATTCACCTGCGATAGCGCGAGCGAGAAGAGTCTTACCTGTACCAGGCTTACCCGTGAGGAGGGCACCGCGCGGGATTTTGGCCCCACTTCCAAAGTATCTCTCGGGTTGCTTGAGAAAATCCACAATCTCTTCGAGTTCATCCTTGGCTGCATCAATACCTTCAACATCATCAAATCGGGTTTTGATTTCTGTTTCTGCGATAAATTCCCGATTCTTGATGAATGGATTATTCATAGGCCCCGATCCACCCGAACCACTTAACATGGATCGAAAAACAAAAAAGATAAAAGTCAAAAGGAAAAAGACTGAAATTGTATCGGAAATAGAAGTTGGCACTGTCATATCAACACGAACGTTGGCGTCACTTTCGGCAATGGTTTGCCATAGGTCTTGATTTTGAACAATTTGGGCATCGCCGTAGTTACCTTCATCGTCTTCAAAGACCGCCAAACTTTGATTTGGTTTAATCATAACTTCCGGAAGTTCATTATTCTTTAGACCTTTTACAAATTCACTGTAGGTTCTTGGACGGTACTCTCGTCTAGTTTCCTTTGGCTTAACCACGACCGATGGTGCAGTAATGCTTTGACCAATGCCGAACATTCTTTTTTATTGTAGTAGTTTAAAGTTTTTAAATGACTTTATTTTAGTATGAGCCACAATCTCAAAATTGTTATGGTAAATAATGGAAGATATAATTTTGCGGTAATAGAAGATGACGAATATATAGCACCAACAATTGCACGTGGTTATGACTGGGATGAATGGATGAGAGAAGATGTAAGAAAATATTACAAAACTGACACAGATATTCTGGATATAGGTTCAAATATTGGTGGTAACACTTTAGTTTTTTCAGACTATGGACCAGTTCATTCTTTCGAACCCGTGTATCACGAAATTTTAAATATAAACGCTAACCGTATAAATGAATTAAAACATCCCGTGAAAGTGTATGATTTTGCTTTATCAGATGCAGAATGTGAAACTGTCATGTACATTCCACAATTTTGTTGTCAATATGAAAATAAAATAAATTACGGAGGTACAACACTGAATAAAAGAACAGATGGTAAAAAAACTGTTTCTGTAGATGTATCTTGCAAAAGATTAGACGACGTGTATCACGGAATACCATCCATAATCAAAATAGATGTCGAGGGGCACGAATTGAATGTTTTAAAAGGTGCAGTAAATACTATTAAAAAACACAAACCTATGATCTTGATAGAAATTCATCAGTTTGAAAACAGTGAAATTCCGGAGTTTATAGAATCACTTGGCTACGATAAACCAGATGAAAGACCGGAAGCTATGTACTTGTATCGGGCAAAGGACATTTTTTCAACCATGTAGTAAAGTTGATATGCATCAACTACACTTGCTTGTCTATATTCTTCCGGCATACATTCTGGAATACCCTCTATAGAATAATACGCTGTATCACTTTTACGATCTTCAAAATGTTCGGGGACGTGTGTAAATAACCATGTTAAATGTTCGGCACATGTATGAACTTTCCCATATCTACGAGTGTACTCTTGGGTTAAAGCTAGGCCTATTCTACATGCGTATAAGTAGTTTTCTAGACTGGAAGATACCCACATAGTCATGGGGTGTTTGGGATGCGCCGGTCTGTACCCCCTCCGTTTTCCATCTTTTGTAAAAGGTGCGTTTTCATTAAGATAATCCCCCAAACCTGCAAAATGCCATGCCATGTATAACATTTGACATATTTCTAATTGAATTTTGACTACATGCTGATCGCACGACATGTTAGCAATTTCATATGGATCTAACGAAAGAAAGAATATGTTCATCTTGGTAATCAGACGTTTCTTGCAAGTTTGGGTCGTATACAACCGCTTCTACGTCACCGTAATAAAATACACCTTTGTCAATTTCCCAAACTTTGTGTTTTGTTTTTTCTTGTGCGTAATCAGACGCCTTGCGTAGGTCCCAGAAAATTGCTCTGTCAACAATTTGTTTTCCGACCAAGACGTTCGTGATAAACATCTCAAAAACTTATTTTTATTACGTTAAAAATTGACTTAGGCTATCTTTAAATAAAATGTCATAAAAAAATAGGGTATGAGTTTATGGGATATATTACCAGTAGAAATTCAAGACATAATAGTTGAAAAATCTTTTAAACTATGTCGTGAAGAATATCTAGAACAAAATGGTAAAAAGCACGAAAAAAAGAAGAAAAAACAGAGAAGGGGACTTTTAACTGTGGGTGTGTTAAGGTATATCATGTCTAGTACAGACGCCATAGAAATGATATATTGGGCTTTCCCATTAGAATTAATAGAATTAGAACTGTTAATAGATCCACCGTTAGATGTAACAGTACACAATTATGATTATACCGAATTTTATGACAAATTTTTAACAAAAGCTATCGAATACATGGAAGACCCCATAAATAAAGATGAATGGATATGTCCTTCCGAAGATCATTGGTTATGTATGTTCACACGTCTCGTAGACTTTCACCGGAAGCACGGTCATATTAATATTTTAAAAGAAGTGGATGGCAAACCTTCTTTGTTTGTATGGCTAGAATACCAAAAAGAACCGGAAGTAAATCTGTCTAGAGAAAGGCGGGACTCACTAAGATCCCTGGGGGTGAGGTTACCAAGAATTAAAAATTAATCCACGTCCGAATAATATTCTTCTTCGACAGCGTCTTCTTCATCTTGGTCCAATTCAACATCCATACCACCATCATCGTCATCAACCGGATCGTCGTTGTTTTCATTATCATCATCAGGTTCATTTTCTTCGATAGTTTCTTCCTGTGGCGGTGGTTCTTCCTTCTTCTTTTTTGGCTTTTTAACAGGCTCTTTGTTAAGAACTAAATCTACCTTTTTGAATATTTTAGATGCAGATGCCATCTTTTTTGTGTGATTTTTTAAAAGATTATCTGTAAATTCATCTGGATACCCCATAGCCTTATAAGCACTCACTACTGTTTTAATTGGTGGTATCTTTGAATTTACACAATACGTGTTGTAAATGTCTTGAAAAGATGTTACAAGTTTTACACCAACAGTTTTGTTCTTCTTATATTTAAGTTTTATGTAAATTTTGTCCCAGTTATTCACGGGATTGTAAGTCTCTGTGGTTTCATATACCTCCACGACACTATCGGGTATGTTAGGTGGTATAAATTCTATACCTCTATCTTTACAATTTCTCTCCATCAACTTTAAATATGCTTCTTTTTGATAAATAGGGGTCTTTAGCCGTTCGTAAAATTGTGTGGGTTCAGGTTTAACTAACTTATGTAAAAATGTTCCTGGTTGTATTCGGTCATTTTCTATGATCTTACCAATTTTTTCACGAACAACGGGTCTTTTTTGCATGATTACTTACTTATTCATTACAATCTTTAAACTTAGGCTTAAAATGTTCAATCTCACACCGGATAATGTGTTCAGATTGTTTATTTTGGTGGGTATGGTATGGCCCCCATAACTCAATTATTTTCCTATTTTTATCATACCAAATATAATCAAGTTCTAAGAAGCGGGTAAGCCAATGAAAACGTTTGCCATTTTTACCCACACACGCAAACATATGTTCGTCGTCGTATTCAGAAACATCCATTTCTGAATAATGCGAAATTGGTGGATTGTAAGGCGGCATACCTTATTCCTTTGTAAAGAATGGTTCTAATTTTTTATATACATTTTCCCATGAATATTTCTCTTCTATAATTGTTCTCGAGTTTATAGTTTGGTGCCACTCTTGCGTACCCCGTTCACTGGTTTGGGTGTATTGACATGAAAAATACTTTCATTTCTTCGCTTTTCTAATATATCAGATTTTATCCTTAAATATTTTTGGTTGTATATCAGTTTTTTATTTTTCTTGTCATTTTTTGTAATTCTTTTTTTAGGTTCATAGTCCATGTCTTATTGTTATTTGTTTTATTTTTGTATCGTTTTTATTGTTTATAAACTTGTACCGTGTATAACGAATTTTGTCGTTTAAGTTGTATTCGCATGGGAGTATAAATTTTGTCCACGGTTGTTTATCTAAGAAACTCAACTCGTTGATTGTGACATTACATTTTTTAGACAAAACCTTTATCTTTTCATGAAATTTAAATATAGAACTGCATATGACATCAATGTCATAATTTTTGTCGTACTCTACAATAATTTCTTTAGTATTTTCACAATGAGGTGATTTTATTTTTACATTTCTTCTACAACATGGACATTTATTTTGTATGGACGCTTTGTGCCATTTTTTTATACACATGTGACAAAACTTATGACCACATATTAGAGTACAATTTGGTTCAGCTTCGTAACAGATGCAGCATTCTGGCATTAGTCATTTTATATATTACGGGGGTGTTATTTAAGTAGTTATAGATCATCTTCTTCATCGAGAGATATGTTGTCGTCGTCGTCGGTATCTTCTTCACTTTCCGTTTCTGGTTCATAATCAGAATCTTCAATCATTTCGTAGCCAGACTCGGTCATCCTATATATACCAGTATCCTCCAAATCACCGGTATCATAAAATCCAACAATGGATTCTTTTGGAATAGTTTCTATATTTTCATCAAAATTGTATATATCTAAATCTTTATTATGACTCAGGAATCTTACACTGAACGTATCATTTGATGCATCTTCGGCTACAATGTATGCTAAACACACAGTGCCATCGTCAATCTGTACATCAATGATCATGTTATTAAAGAAGTAATTTAATTCTTTAATAATATTAATGGATGGCTTGAAAGAACGTGGTATATCTTATATATCAAATAGGACAGTTATAAATAATGACGCTGTCATGTTTGATATAGACGACACATTAATATTTACGTCTGGTAGACTTAATGTACCGATTTATGAACTTTTAATTATCGCAAAAAGAATGGGTTATAAAATAATAATTATTACAGCCAGACCAAGTTTTGAGGCGATTGTTGAACTAACAAGAAGTCAATTACAAAATTTTGGAATAGTATACGACTATCTAGGATTTACAAGTCACGAAACTAAAGATAATATGAAGAAAGCTTTGGGATATAATTTTGTATTATCTGTGGGTGATATGGACACAGACCTTACACATTCCCAACACGTACTTAACACTTCCAATTTCTACCACAGTTAAGACAGCTTACAAATGTTGTCATAGGTTCATCTGCAGACCGTGTTTGTAACTGGTAATATGTCGTTTTCTTTGTTTTGCACCGGTTACATGTAAAGAAGCCCTCTTGATTTTGATTTTCTTTTGCTAAATATGCTTTTCTTAAATCTTTAACAATTCTATCTTCGATTGTTTTGTCGGTTGGACCACCCGGCCATAAATGTTGTGGCTTTAGTTCAACAACCTCACTCGTTTTTAAATCTTTATTGATAATTTTTTGTTTTAACGTGGGTGATTTTAACATATTATATTGAATTTGTAGGAATTTATGCTTGTAAATATTCGAAAACCATTTATTTTCCCACGAAGGTTCGTCTATATTGCGAACTGTATGATTAAATATACTCTTCTCGAGATTCACACATAGTGTATCTGTTTTGGGAATCTCGAGAATAGAAGATAGCCTATTGAGGACGTATTCTCTTGTCACGTTCATCTTTCTTAAATTATACAAAGAAATCTATCTACTTAGGTTACGGAAGTGGAAGACCTTCATATGGATTGTTAAGAGAGCACTCGGACATATTTTCAGGCGAGCATTTATCAAAAAACTGCGAAACACGCCTTTCGGGATTGGTATCAATCTTGTCATTCACATACTCGCCTCGGAGAGATTTGTATCCTTCTGTTGTTATATATCTAAAAATGAAATAACATATGACTAAAGCTAAAGCATACGCTATCGCACGTTTGTTCATTTACTAATTGCAAATATTTTTTTATAAACAAAAATTAAGGATGGCAAGAGCTATACTTATAAAAGAAGGAAGATGCGACATAAACGAAATAGATCTAGACATAGATCCTTCAAAAAATGAAATTGTAAAATTACTACTCGGCAGACCCACATTTATAGGTCAATGGCCTGAAATAGATGTTGTCATATTAAAGGCTGAAAGTGGACACGTAAGACGCAATAAACATATATTGCCCGAACCTTTTACTGAAGAAGAAACATTCGGTCCAATTTTATTAGTCAGAATGGATCATAATTCAGACCCACAAGACTTTACCTTGCGTGAATACAATTTATTCAGGGGTTGGTAAATACGCATCACAACTGAGTACTGCGTTAGAATATTTCATACTGAGTTGGAAATGAATATACGCCCAATCCATCATATTTTTCATGATTGTATCACCATCAATCGGGTTATCGTTAACAATCTTTTCGATATCAACTCTCCCACCGGAGGTTGCCTTTGTCATAGCCTGTCCAACATCTCGGAGCCAAAGAACGTGTTCTTTGTTTTTGCAGTCAAAGTTCTCAACAAAATCGGTCATTTATATACTATACATCATTTTCTATAAGTAACAATTTCGCACTAGGGTCTGTCACAGATGTCCATTTTGGACGCCATATCTCTGAAATCAGACGGTCGTTCCTTCTCTCATAGAACCTCCAAAAAATGTTACGGTAAAAGGCTTCTTCTTTCGTGAGGGGTATATTATGTGTACAGACGCATCTTATAGTTTCGAATATCTTGTCTGAGATCTTTTCTTCACAATATTTTTTTATGTGGTCAACCCAACCTGTACCGACAGCATCGCTCATCCCGTCTTTTTGTCGCCATAAAATTTCATCCGGAAGATAACCGGAGAAACATTCTCGGAGAATTCCCTTCTCAATTTTTGACATTTTTAATTTTTGGTTCATACCCATACAACAATCAATAAAATTTTTGTCTAAAAACGGTACAATTAAATCTAATCCGTGTGCACTCGCACATCTATCCGCACGAAGACCGTCAAATTGATGTATGAGTTTAAGTCGACGCATGTTTTCACACGCAAATTCTTCGACACCGGGTGCGTTATGAAAGTATAAATATCCACCCAAAATTTCGTCACTTCCCTCACCAGAGAAAATATATCTACAATTTGTATTTTCTTTGATGTACTTACACAAAATCCACATAGGTGTAGATGCTCGCACAGTTGTTGTGTCATATGATTCAAGGCTTTTAATGACACTTTCAATTGCATCAATTCCGTCGGAAACTGTAAAAGTCACTTCTGTGTGGTCGGTTGCTAAGTAGTCCGCAACTTTCCTTGCGGCTTCTAGGTCAGGACTTCCCTTGAGTCCTATAGAAAAAGTTCGTATCCTGCCCAATTTTCTACTTGCGATAGCCGCAATTAAACTACTATCTAAGCCACCAGACAAAAGAAATCCAATTTCCCTGTCGGTATTATCCAAACGAGTGTGTACAGCTTCTTCTAAAACATGACGTAACTGTTCATGATTTTTACTAGCACTAAACCTGTGAACATTCCAATATCCGGTATAATAACAAATGAAATTGTCTAAATATGAATCATAAAAATGCCCTGGTGGAAATATCTCTATATGCGTACCAAGAAACATTAACGCCTTTGCTTCGCTAGCGAATGCAATAGAATTATCGTCATACCGTGTATAAAACATAGGTCTAACACCAACTGGATCTCTGGCCGCAAGTACTCTCTTCCCGTCAGTGTAGACCATTGCAAAATCACCGTTTATAGACTTGATTGTGTTTTCTATACCAAGTGTGTATATCATGTTCATAACAACTTCACAGTCACTTTTACTCTTCTCTTCACCATTTCTAAATAAGCGATGGTTGTATATTTCACCGTTACATACAAACATTCGTTTTGGTTTGACAAATGGTTGCATACCTGCTTCTGTTAAGTCGTTTATTGCGAGTCTATAGAAATCCATGCGACATTTTCCCATTCTCTTAGTACGGTAATCATCTGGTCCACGGTGAGACAGTAAATTTGATGGTATTTTTTTACTTTCACCAAAAGTTACAATTATCCCACACATGTACTTATATTATATTTTATTTAGTTTTTAAGTTGAATTCGAGTAGGTCTCGGTATAAAATTTCGTCAGCTTTACCGTCCCATTCTTGACCAGAAAAACTTATAAATTGGTTAGTTTCTTCATTTTCCAGATATGAAAAATTACAAACACAAATAAAAGATATATTTGTACGCTTCACCATAGTTTCGATTTGTTCATAGTCAAAGGTGTCCACGTCCAAAAATCTTTTTATCTCGTCTGATGTACGTTTTTTAAATTCAACTTTACTTTTTACAGTGGTTATTCTTTTTGACATATCCATATTTGGCCAGTGGCCATGCTTAGATCTAAAAATAGAGACATAATTTACAAAAGTATCCGCCGTCTCATGATTATTGAAGCAAACAAAACGACTCTTCTTATTTGGATCAACCAGACTCAAATAAGTCTTGGTGGGTTTCATTTTTATCAAGTGATAGCTTTCCATCTTAATTTATTTAAGGAAAAAAATTTTAATATAAGATATATGGATTTCCCCAAAACACCTGGTCAATGTAGATATATGGTCGCACTTAGGTCATCAAAACAAATTATAGTGGGAACCGGGCCAGCCGGCAC